GATTGCCGTATCTATTGCCACCGCGTAGTTGCTTTGATGCCGGATTGACGGTATCGTTTAGAGGTAAGGCCGCAAGGCAAAACCCAAACGGAAGGCAACATCATGGACACGATCACACAGACCGAAGCCCGGAACTACCGCGGCTTTACAGTCACCAACCCCGGGCGCGGAAACTGGCAGTTCGAAAAGAACGGTCACGGAGACAGCGCCAAGACATACAAAGACGCAATGACCAAGATTGACCGCTGGTTCGAGCAGTACGACAAGGCAGTCGCTACCCTCGCCGAGATGAAGACCGAACCCACCGCACCTTGGGATGTCGCCTACTACCGCCTCCAGCGCACCGCCTACACGGTGGCAATGGACAAGGTAAACACCTCCTACGGCATCAACCTCAGCCTGACCCACACAATGGCAACCCACGAAGAGCAAATGACCAAGGCGCAGGACTTCCTGAACGAGCGCAAGGAATACATCGCCGAGGCAGAGAAAGCCCTCCACGCCATCCAATTGCTGGGCATCGACATCGCGGAGCAGGAACGAGTCCACTCCTACGCAGAATCCAACTGGGCATACGCAGTAGACACGGTCAAGCGCCTGACCTTCCTGTCCTACTAGCCCAGAAAGCCTAGAGGGGCGATTAGCATAAGAGTCGGGTGAACCCTCTAGGAGTCCCCAGAGCAATCACGCTCTGGGGACTTCCTTCTTTCGCCGATACACTAAGACCATGAGAGAGCAATGCTCCTGTGGGGCTGGCATAGTCACTTGGCGTTACGATCGCGTGAAGGAGTGGCGTGTAGCCCACCGCTGTAACCCAGTAACCCTCCTCGAGGTACTCGAGAACGAAGCCGACCAAGCGCTACTCCAAGCCCTCCGGTGGGAAGAAGACGGCGACAAGTAATGGCCCTAGCCCCAACGCCGTGCCTAGAACCCGGGTGCAGAGACCACGCCACCTACCAAGGACGATGCCCCACCCATAAAAGAATCCCCTACCGTGGCTCAACCCGAAAAGAACGCCTACCCCGGGACTGGTCTACCCGGAGGCAGGTAGTCCTACGCAGGGACAAAGGAATCTGCTACCTCTGCGGTGAAGGCGGCGCGGACACGGTCGACCACGTTCTAGCCGGTGACGACCACGCGCTAGAGAACCTCAAAGCCGTCCACGATCGTGTCGCACCGCACTGTCACCGCTTCAAGACCTCACAAGACGCACATGAGGCTAAACAATCGCAACGGATCCGTCGACGACTCTAAAATCGGCGGCCTTGCCCTACTTTGGCCCTTTCTTCGAACAGATGAGCGAAAAGGGGAGGGGTACACCCCTCCCTCCCACCATCTGCTCTCGCGGCGCGGTTAGCCTAAACACGCGACCGCGAAACCCCAGAGGGGTACAACCGTTAGTTTGTTCGAATGGTGTTAGCCTTAGTTATCACCGCACGGTGGTAGCAATCATCCGCACGGAGGAAGTATGACAGGGACAGGCAGACCGGCTGGGCGACCGCCTAAGCCCACGGAAGTGAAACGCGCACTGGGCAACCCGGGAAAGCGAGCGCTTCCAGCACCGCAGAAGCCCGGGCAGGGATTACCGCCGGTGACTTCGATTCCACCGCGTCCGACTCTCGGGCTAGACGGATCCGCGCTGTGGGAACGGCTGTGGTCGGCTGGCGAGAGGTGGCTCTCCCCTAACGGCGACTACGCGGTTATGGAGTTGTTGTGTCGGGCCACGGACGAGGCGGAGTACCTGCGCCGGGCGCTCGCTCTTGGTGAAGTACCGCGGCATTACGTTTTGCCAAATGGCTCATTTGTTTCGCACCCTTACGTGACGCAGTTAAAGGAACTCCGATCGCAAATGACGGCGTGGCTTTCTGCGCTGGGCTTTTCGCCGACCGACCGTGCGCGACTCGGTTTGGCTGAGGTTCGTACCCTAGACGCGCTGGACGAACTACAGCGTCGACGCGAGGAGCGTCTCCGCGTTGTGGTCATCCCAGAAATTAAGCCGGCCCCGAAGAAGAAGAAGGTGGAAGACGATGGACGAGAATAAACTTTCAGAGTTGGAGCGCGTACTCCGATCGGGTTCGGATTTGGAGACGGCTTGTCATTTTGCAGAGTTGTCGGTGACGGTCGTTTACGGCCTACTTGAGCAGGGCAAGGTCGAGGCGGAGCGCCGGGCGAATACTGGTGAGGTCGATGAAACCCTGAACGGCTGTGTGTCTTTGTGGGAGGCGCTCAAGAAGGCTCGGGCGGACGCAATCGTCCGGAACGTCACGGTCGTGCAGAAAGCGGCGCAGAACGGAAACTGGACGGCGGCGAAGTGGTGGCTTGAAAATCACCTGCCCGAGGTTTATGGGCGTAAGGATAAGCCCGACCCGAAGCGCCCGGAGTTGGAGTGAGCCTCCCCGAGCCGTCGGATTTGTGGCGTCCGGCGTTTCACGTTCCCAGCGCGTCCGCTACCACTCGTGGCGAGGACGTTTCTGAGTTCGCGGAATTGTTGATGACGGCTTCCCGGGGCTTCAAGGCTGGCGAGCCTTTGGCGTTCACCGATTGGCAGCGCTGGCTAATGAACCGCATCCTCGAAACGGATCCGTCGACGGGGCTTTTGAAGTACCGCCGTGCTTTGGTCGGGCTGCCGCGTAAGAACGGCAAATCGTTGCTCGGCACGGCCCTAGCCCTTGAGCATCTGGTCTACGGTCAGGAAGGCGCACAGGTCTACTCCGCCGCGGCTGACCGTCAACAGGCGCGTATCGTCTTTGGTGAAGCGCGTGACCAAGTTATGCGAAACCCAGCACTCCTTCGTGTGATTACCCCTTACCGCGATGCGCTCGAGAACAAATCAACCGGCGGCATCTACCGGGCGCTCTCCGCTGACGCTATGAAGGCTCACGGTCTCGCGCCGTCGCTGGTCGTAGCGGACGAACTTCACGCTTGGCCCTCTACTCCGACCAATAAGCGCGGTGACGAACTCTACGAAGCGCTCACCACGGGATCCGCCGACCGCCCGGAAAGTTTGGTCGTGGCGATCACAACGGCGGGTGGAAATATGGACACGCTGCTGGGTCGTCTTTACACGCACGGCAAGCGAATCGCTACCGGGGAAATTGACGACCCTTCTTTCGGTTTCTGGTGGTGGGAAGCCGGTGACGCGGCGGATCCGACTGACTCTGAAACTTGGCGTTTGGCAAACCCTAACCTTGCCGAGGGTCTGATGGATTATGGCGACTTCGAATCTTCAATCAAGGAAGCCGGGTCTTCGGGGTTCGCCGGTTTCCAGCGCTACCGATTGAACCAGTGGGTTCGACTCGCCGGCGAAGATTTTATTTCACCGTTTCACTGGAAGGAGGCGTTACGCGAAAACGCGACCATTCCCCTTCGCGCTTCCGTGGTGGCTGGCTTTGACGGATCCGTTTCGGGCGATGCTACCGGGCTGGTAATTTGCGATTTGGAAACCGGGCTTTTACAGGTCGAGGCGCTTTTCGAACCAGACACTCAAGACCCCGAATGGACGGTTGACCGCTACGAGGTAAACAAGGTCATCGAGCGAATGTTCGACCGCTATGACGTCAAAATGCTGTGGGCAGACCCGTCGTTTTACGAACCCGATGTTCTCGAGTGGTCAAAGCGTTGGCGTAAGCGCGTTGAGCGTATCCCACCGACCAACCACCGCATCGCGCCTATGGCTCAGCAGTTCGTTGCGGATATAGTTGCGAAGTCGATCGGTCACAGCGGCGACCCAAGGCTTACCCGGCACGTCAGCAACGCCGTGGCGACCGAATCAGGCTCGTTTCGCAAAGAGAAGAAATCGAGTCCTCGTAAAGTAGACTTATTAGCGTGTGCAGTTCTTGCTAACGGCGCACGTAACCACCAATTGGAAAATGCGAAAACCGGAATGTCCAGAAGGGCCGTGGTTCTATGAGTCTCTCGTCAGAAGAATCTGCGATTGCCGCCGTACTCTCAAAACGGCTTGCAGAGTACGACATTAAGAACGCCGCGAACCTCGCTTATTACGAGGGCAAGAATAAACTCAAAGACCTCCGCATTTCTATCCCACCGCAGCTAGCCGGGGTCGAAACGGTAGTGGGCTGGGCGCGTACCGCCGTACAGGTTCTGGAAGAGCGCCTTGAGTTCGAAGGTTGGCACAACGGTGACGAGTACGGCCTAAATACGATGTACCGGCTCAACAATCTCGACTCGGACGGATC